GAATTAAATTCCGTGTAGATTTTGACGGCGACGGTACAATAGATACAGGTGAGATGTTTAACTTTTCTAGTATAGATTTGAGGCGTAGATGAGTCTAACGAAAGTAAAACCGTATTTCAAATCAGTTGCAGAGGGTCAGGGTTTTACAATCTGGCCTGACGGTTTTAACTTTGAAAATATCCCAGAGAATTTAATCGATAGGGCTTACCACTTAGAGTTAGATAACTTCTCAGGCGAGGGTCAGAACCAACAGGACCAGGAGATGTTAGTACCTATCATAGTTAGATGTTTTTTTAAGGGCTTTCGAGATCCTGACGGTGCTATAGACACTGCGATCCAAAAAGCTGAGGACTTAATAACGGATGCGGTTAAGCCTAGTAATAGGCTTACACAATATGCTAACGGTATCAAAAACGTTGTTTTCATAAACGGCGGTGCGATCCCGATAGCAGAGTCAAATGATAATACGATATTATTGGAGTTAAATTTTTCTGTGAGAGTCATCTTACAGATATGCGAATGATAAAAAGGGAGGATAAAAATGTCTTGTAATGGAGCTGGTAACATTAAACTCGAACCCGTCAACGTGACATTCGAGATAGAGCATCAAGTCTCTGTCCAGGCGATCGCTGACGACACATCGAGTTTATTAGACAAATATTTTAGCATTTATGCAGGTGATAACACTCAATATCACGTATGGTTTAACGTCGGCGCAGCCGGTGCAGATCCTACGCCTGCAGGCTCAACAGGGATTGAGGTCACTATAGCGGTAGATGATACTGCAGCGACAGTCGCGACAGCTATTGTAACAGCCGTCGATGCTGAGGGAGACTTTGGCGCGGTAGTAGTTGATAGTACAAAAGTACTTATCACCGCTGCGGCAGTGGGCGAAACCACTGAGTGGGCTGATGTTGATAGCGGTATGACTTTAACAGTCTGTCAGGAGGGCGGCACTCTCGATCTAGGTTTATTAGATGGCGATGTCGAAACTTCTTTCGAAGAAATCCTGCTCTCAATTAACTGCCATCAGGAGGGTCTTACACCTTTAGCAGAATTGCGACAGGGTATTACATCCGAGGTTTCTCTGACTATGAAAGAAGGAGACTTCGATAAGTTTAAACAGATTTTCGCGTCCACTGCAGGCGGTAAATTTACTCCTGTAGCTGGCACTGAAGTGTTTGGATGGGGAGACTCTAAGCAGGGTCTTAATGCATTAGTACAGGCTAGGCGTTTAAACCTTAACCCTGTAGCTAACGGAGCCGCTGATCACAGTCGCGATCTAACGTTTTGGAAAGCATACCCAAAACCGGACACGATCGTTTTCTCAGGCGAAAACCCACAAACGTTATCGATGACATTTAGCATGTACCTAGACGACGCGAAAGATAGCCGGATCAAAATGTTTTGTTTCGGTGATTACACACAATTTACTCCATAAAATGAGGTTAAAATTTTATGTTAAATATTAATACGAAAGAAATCGTAAAAATAAAAATAGATGATACAGAGTATGACTTATCACCGCCGACGTTTGAGGCTATCGAGTCCTATCAGGACGATATAGCTGACCTAGGCGAGGATGATCCCAAAATGTTTGAGATAATGAAAACTCAACTTTTGGACTGCGGTTTACCTGAGGCTATCCTCAAAAAATTGCAGATGCGACACATACTATCGATCATCAAGGTGTTAACTGAAAAAAAGGACTGACCGACCGCGATCTTATGAGAAGTAAGGTCGCGAGGTTTTACGGTTGGGGAGACGATGAGATAAGCGGGATGTCTGAGATTAAGGTGCGAAAGTACTGGCAGGCTATCACCGCGATTGAGGCGAGGGAGTGTTTGATGCTTTTAGCTGTTAACGATTATCCTCACTTGAAAAAACACGATAGGTCTAAAGTCTATCGGCGTTTTTATCGTTTAGCTTATCCAGAGCAGGAGAGTGCTAACACGATGTCAATGGAGGACTTCGCTAAACGTATAGCAGGAGCGGTGAAAAATGGCTGACGAAAAAGTAACAATCCATATTAAGCTAAACGAAACTGATATTAAAAAAGGTATCAAAGGGATTGAGACTCAAGTAGGTAAAACAGCCAAAAACGTAGAGGGTAAACTTAGTAAAGCCTTAACAGGCGGTTTTACAAAAGCGGCTAAAACTATTGCAGGTTTTGGCGCAGCATTTTTAGGTTTTCATTTAGTCCGAGAGGCTGTTGATAATCTAAGCAGTTTCAGTAAGGCGGTCGCCGAAGTATCGACGATCGTACCGGACGCTGTAAAAGTTAACGAGGCTTTTAAAAACTCATTGATAGATGTGTCTGCGCAGTTCGGGACATCTGCCACGGCACAGGCTAAAACTTTTTATCAGATCATATCTGCAGGAGTAACCGACGTTACAAAGGCTAACCAATTACTAATAACCTCTAACAAACTAGCGATCGCGGGTTTAGCTGATGTAGCAGGAGCCGTCGATTTATTAACGACAGTTTTAAAATCCTATGAGAAACAAAACTTAGATGCTGCGACTGCGGCAGATATTTTATTTACGACAGTGAAACTCGGAAAGACTACTATGGAGGCTCTCCAAAGCTCACTCGGTCTGATAGTGCCGACAGCCTCGGCGATCGGTGTTAGTTTTGGCGATACCGCTGCGGCAGTTGCAACACTAGCGACCGTCACTGGTAATACATCTGTTGCGGTCACTCAGTTAGATGCAGTATTTACGGGAGTTTTAAAAAAGCAGGACATGGCTGCGAAAATGGGTAAACGAGTTGCAAACGCATTTTCATTGCAGGCACTTAAAACTAAAGGACTGACTAAATTTTTAAGAGACCTAAACGATGCGCTCGGAGGTTCTGAGGAGAAACTTATCAAGTTACTCGGCAGGGCTGAGGGTGCTAAGGCGATCATGGGTTTAGCCGGAGACGGTTTTAAGAGTTTAGAAAAAAACGTTGACGGATTAAAAAAATCGTTAGGAGCTAACGAGGCTGCATTTCAAAAAATGGCGAACACGATAGACTTTCAAATCTTACAATTAAAGTCTAGCTTTGAGGGTTTGGTTCTAAAGTTTACGACTCAAGACGAGGGACCGTTTGTCAGTGTTCTAAAAGATATTAACAAATCATTACTCGATATGCTTAAAAACTTCTCGACAGTACAGGAGGACTTTGTCAGGCGTATTAAGTCGATGGCGTTAGCTTTTGTCGCTGCATTTCTTTTGATTAGAGGACCTGCGGGCATTATGGGTTTTATTACCTCGTTAATAAAAGTCAACGCTTTCTTAGTTGAGACGGCGGCAGGGTTTACAGTTTTAAAGTTTAGAGGTGTAACAACATTCAAGGCTATACAGGTCGCTGCAATTTCTGCCGGTGCTAGTATGCAGGCATTAAGAGCAACAGTGACAGCTCTAAAAATCGCCATCAGTCTGGGTTTACTGATAGCACTGGATGCGTTAATAAATAAGTTTTTAAAATTGCAGGACCTCACGGGTAGTGTATCAGGTGCTTTCAAGATTATGTTTATGGAGTTAAAGATATTATTTATGCAGTTTTCCGTAGGCATAAACGCGGCGTTTGCGTCGTTAGCTGAAAAAATACCAGGCCTCGGAAAGTCGATAGCTAAACCTTTTAACGATGCTGCAACCACTGCTTACAACTCTGTACTAACAATGCAGGAGCAGTTGCGACTATTGGTAGACTCGTATCGACTGGCACAGGAGGAGTTAGCATCTCAGGGTCCTCTAAATCCGTTTAAAGATAAGGACACTGGTAAAACTTTAGGTGATTCTGCAATGGAGGCTGCGGAGGCAGTCGGTTATGCCTCAGGCCTTATTAGTATTTCGATAACAAAATCATTAACCGAGGGTACAAAACAATTTAACAAATTTCAAAAAGCAGTAAATAAAACAATGAAACAGGGAGTAGTGAACACTATTTCTAAAAGTATGCAGTCTGTTGTAGGTGCGATCATGTCAGGCGGCGACGCTTTCGGCGCGTTTGCTAAATCAGTTGCCGGTACAATGGGAGAGTTAGCTATACAATTAGGACAGATGTTTATTATGGCTGGTATCTCGGTCGAGGCTATGAAAGTACTCGGCGGAGCATCCGCGATAGTTGCGGGTTTAGCATTAGTCGCAGTCGGTACGATCTTAAAGTCCATGTCTGGAGGCGGTGCCGCTGCATCAGCTCCGGTCGGTGGAGGAGGCGGAGTAACCGGCATACCTCCGAGTGAGGGAGGGATCGATGCCGATCCTGAGGAGGTCGAACAGCGCGACCCGGAGACCAGAGTACAAGTAGTAGTACATGGTGACATCCTAGACTCGAAAGATACAGGCCTCAGAATTTTAGATATTTTAAACGCAAACTTTGATAATGAAGGCGGGAGGTTAGCGGTAACATGAGTTTAGAAACTTTCTCAGTCTTTTACTATGATTATGAAATAACCGAGGATAACAAATATCTCAATTTTGACGAGGGGTCAGGAGAGTTAACTGCGATAGTCGCTTTAGGTGACCATAGCTGGACTCAATTATGTTTAGCCGTACAGTCTGCTTTAAACGATGTCGGCACTCAAGTCTATACGGTAACCCCTAACAGGTCTGACCGCACAGTCACTATCGAGGGAGACACATCAAACTTTACATTAAAAATCACTACAGGCGTTAACGCATCCGCTGCAGTTTTTGGTTTACTCGGTTTTACAGGCGCGGATGTTTCCGGCGCAGATACTTTCACAGGTAACTCTCAATCGGGGAGTGAGTACTACCCGCAGTTTATTTTACAGGATCACATATCATCAGATAACTCTCAGCGTGCTGTTGAGGGTACGGTTAGAAAGTCAGCCTCAGGAGTCGTCGAGGTCGTTAGGTTCGGAGTCGAGACTTTTGTACAAATGAATATCAGGTTTGCAACTAATAAAGCTATGGACGGTAAGGTTATAAAAAGCAATGCGACAGGCATCGAGGATCTCCAGGCATTTATGCAGCATTTGATTACAAAGGCTCCTGTCGAGTTTATGCCAAACTTAAACGCTAGAAACACATTTGAAACATTGATTTTAGAAAGCACACGCGCAGACCGTAACGGCATCGGTTACGAGTTACGAGAGTTATATAATAAAGGACTGCCGGGGTTTTTTGATACTGGCATTATGAAATTTAGAGTTGTTTAGAGGAGTGTTAATATGAGTGTAGGTAACGGTCAACCCGCAACAGCGACCACGTTTAACAGTGGGTTTTTATCTCGCACTGTTGACAGTGACACTGTAGGTATAGTTGGTTTAAAGCACGCCGCAAGTGGCGGATTGATAACCAATGCCCAGCAACAGATAAATACTAACGAAAGCGACATATCTGATAACACATCTGACATCGCGGTTAACACTGCTAACGTATTAACTAACACCGGTAACATCTCAACTAATACAACTAACATCAGTACAAATCAATCTAACATAACTACTCTGCAGGCGACTGCACCGACAGCCGATGAGAAAGCGGCACTAGCTGGCACTGATGGTGCGCCTGCAGTTGGCAATAAATACGTGACAGACTCCGATCCTAGATTAGGAGGAGGAGGAGGCGGTGCAGGTGCTCTATGGTTTAACGATACCGACGCTCCTATTGAGGAGTATGAGCAGGGCATCCAAAAGCATTTTTTCTCAGAGCAGGAGATCGGTAACCAAAAGTTATATTTACCTTTAAACGTGCCGAGCGGTTACACTGCCGGTAATCAGATAAGCGTTTACCTAAAAGTCCACACTGCGGCGACATCAAATGACTATAACATGCAGGTAGTAACGACTTTGATCAGAGACGGCGTGGACGCTATCACCTCAACTACAAACCAAAACACCGCAGACAGCGGAGACATAACAGCGAGTACGGCTAACCTTTATAAGAAACTGACGATAACTTTAACTGACGGCAGTGGAGAGATAAACAGTGTAGCTGTAGGACCTGACGATTTACTAATTTTGGAGTTAACGAGAAAGGCTGTAGCCGGGACTGACATTACTGAGGACGTTAAGTTTGTACCTAGCACATCCGACTTTGTATTTGTATAGAGGTAAAAGATGATACAAAAAAAGATCCTTACATTGATTTTTGTTTTCCTTTGTTTAGCGATGTTGACGATGCTTTTAGCATCTAACTCAGATGCGAGAGTGAGAGAAAGTTTTAGGCAACATTTCGAGCCTGATAGAAACTTACTAGCAAACCCCGGTTTTGAAAACTACTCGGCATCGTGGACTAAACACGCATCGGACACTTTCGCAGTTGAAAGCACTACGCCGTTAGACGGAAAACGACACATACTTTATACATCCTCATCAACTGGTAGATGCATGGCATCCGAGGTGATAACCGTACAGTTAGGTATGCGAGGGCATGACTGCGAGGGGTCGATAAAAGTTATTAACGATCTTAACTCTACCGGAGATTTAACTTTAGATGTCTACGATGGATCAAACCCTATTGTATCAGTACCAATTCAAAGCACGTCGGCATCTATTTCTCAATGGGTCCGTACTCCAGTTTTTAGCTGTCCGGGTTCAGGCACGATGCAGTTACGACTCTGCTCTGCTAATGGGTCTCTTAGTACTGTAAAAGCTGATAGTGCATGGTTAGGTGATACCCGCAGAGACATGCAGGTCTCGCAAGCTGAAGTTATCGGTACATTAAAATACGATGGTGCTACAAATTGTGTTTGGTTTACTACAAGTGGAACATGGGTTGATTTTGGTCAAGACACAGATTGTAACGTGGCGACTGTGACGGGCCGGGCGCAGGTTCCTGCGACTAAACTGCCTAGAATTGTTTTTCCATCATTAGGGCCAGGCAAGTATACTGTAGTAGCTCAAGGACAAATGTTACCTCATTATTCTGGTTCTGCAACTACTTGCCGTTTTTCATTAGCCGCGGATACTGGTACACCATCGGTTAGAGCCGGAGCGATACAACTATATTCCAGTTCTGCAACAACAGAAGACCGCGCAGAACAGTTAGTTGGCACATGGATATATCCAAACGCTGTTGGTGAAACGTCGTTTTCGATACAGTCATATCGTGCAGCCGGAGGCGGCGAGTGCCAGATACCAATTACAGACTCAAATATCGACTTGACTTTTACTGTTACTAAATTTCCTCTAGAGTCGCAAACAGCATACGACTTAAACGAACAGGGCTTTTTTATCTCTGCTAAAAATAGTGTCGGTGCTTTCAGTATTGGAACAGGTAATGATGGCAGTTGGCAGGAAATGGATAACAGCGGCATTTCGCTTGTTTTAAATCCTGGCTCTGGTCCGGCTATGCAGACATGCACAAGTACAGAGGTCGCATCTGGTCTAACTTGTAGCGGAAATGAAAACATAGGAATTTCATTTGATATTTCAAAACCAAGATCGATAATTGCTTGCGTTGATCTAAGCCATCTTTTCTCAGCGGTTCAGGTTACACAGCAATTTAAAATAATTGAAACAGCTAACAACTCGCAAACACAGGTTGTCGATACTGAGGAGGCTTTGTTCGCTTGGAACGCTACAGGAACCCACACTATGACACCGGGCCATAGTTTTTGCCGCACCTTTAATTTTACGAGTGTGGGCCAAAAAACTTTGAGACTAGTTGAATACACAAGCGGAGTATCCTCATTAACGTTAAACAGATGTCCTGAAACTAATGCTGTAAACTGGGTTATCACTGACGCTGTTGAGGGTCATCAGATTGTCATTAACAATACAGTTTCAAGTCCTGTATTGTCCGGTAGACAAATATGCTCATTCAAAATAAACAATAGCGCAGGAACACCGGTTGAATTTTTAGACGATGGGTGCATCGCTAGTATCACCGATATCGGAGTCGGAGACTACGAATTATATTTTGAAACTAATTTTTGGCCCACAAAACCGAGTTGCACTGTCACGATGCAGAGCACGGTGCACGATGGATCATGCCATATAGAGGACACAGTCAGCGACTCAAAGATGGATGTGGTCTGCCATACTCTATCAGCTACGCCTTCAGATAGAGCGTTTTATGGAATTTGTATAGGACCGCGATGACAGCTCTAAAACTCCTCATCTATTGGATAACATTTCCGTTAAAACTACCGATCCTTACACTCCTACAAATCTACGGAGAGTTTTCAAACCCACAGATTTACAACATAAAAGAGATACCAAAACGAAAGGGATTTGAAAAACCAGATACTCCCTCTATCATAAATCATCAGTGGCCTGAGGCGGGTTATCCTGATCACTCAGCATCTAGGACTGGAGAGTGTGTAGATGTCGGACTCATTCAAAAAGGTGAGTTGAGAGTGTTTGTAAAAAACACTGGAGAGATAACTAGAGGACCTCACGGAGTTGAAAACGGACCTCCTGTAAGTGGCGACATGGTATGTGGTTTTTTGTTAGGTTACACGTCGCCGTGGTCTAAAGATCCTAAACCTGCTCAGTATTTAGAGTGGTTAGCTGATTGGATGATAGAAAATAACGAGGGTCCGACCGAGCGCATGGACTGCGGATATCGCCGTAACCCGCTCCTGGTAGGGGCGCAGAGCCTTTTACCTTTAGCACTTTATAAAACTGCCTATAACGAAACTGGAGAGGAGCGTTTTTTAAAAGCGTACCGTAGACTTTTGTGGATGGGTTACGGAGTGCTCGCTTTAGTACCTACGGCGTACATGCATAAATATCCTGAGTGGGTTAAAAAACTTCTTAAATTTTTGAAATTCAAAAACCCTGTGCATAATATCCGATCACTTTATAACGATGCGAACTGCATGAGGTGCCTCGCTGTTTTGATACGACAGTCAAAGGGTATGTCTCAATTTTACTGGAGACTATGCGCTTTAGTAGTTTGGTTTGGATCTCGTCGATGGCATTTACCTTTTATGGACTTTTATGGTTTAGGTAAGGTCAGAGAAAGCACAAAGGACTATGTCTCCTGGATGCTAGAGGGTGAGAAACGATATGATAAAACTATGGCGATCGCTCCTGTTCGTTACCCTAAATGGGGCGAGTCATGGGACGACGAGAGATATGATAACTCTATAGTTTACAACGTGAAAACAATCGGTATTTATTTCGATTGGTTTTATGCGACTAGAGGTGACACAGATGCCTGAGTGGAGAGAGTTAATGATAATAGTCGGCGGGGTTTTTTTCGCTATCTATATCGTTTACATCCTCACATCAAAACTCATCGATAGGTACTTTAAAAAGGTCGATACCCTTGAGGCGGTTAAAGACTTAGTTATTGAAACTCAACTAAAAAGCCTCGGTAAAATAGTCGAGACACATACGGAAAATATGGATGACATAAAGGACGCGATACATGAGTCCGAGAAACAAATCATTGAGGCTCGAAACGACATCAAGGAAAACTCCCAGAGTTTTATCAGACTACACACCGCTTTGAAAGAGTTTGTCAGAGAAACTAGCACACGGTTACAACGGATTGAAACCGGTAAAATAGTCCAGGTCGGTAAAGATACCTGGATGTTTAAAAATACGCAGGGAGGCGGAGGAGATGGCGACGCTGCATGAGTGGAGTTTACTAAGATATTTTAGACCTAAAGGCACTTTCGACAAATGGCATAACTCAGCTATAATGGATTTTCGTTTGCTAAAGATCCTCGACGACTTCAGACATCACATCAACTCTCCGATAATAGTTACATCAGGTGCGGGAGGTACGCATAAAAGTACGCAGTCATATCATTATCAAGGTAAGGCTGTCGACATAATAGTAAAAGGTTATAGCAGCACTCTGCTCGATCTTTTACTAGAGGCGTTGAGTTTTCCGTTTAGCGGAGTGGGGTTGTATCCGCTATGGAAGTATCGAGGGTCTGTCAAGGGAGGTCTGCATTTAGACATCAGGCCTGAGAATGATACCCGGCGCACAGCGAAATGGCTAGGCATAACCCGGTCTAACTACGTTGACGGAAAGTTGATGACCAGTACTGATTACATGGGTCTGACATATGAAAATATTAAAAAACATGTCAGACTTTAAATAGGAGGCTAAATATGGATTACAGTCAAATCATTGAGTGGATTACCGCAAACGCTCCTGCAGTAGTGCAGTGGGTTTTGATGGGTCTCGGAGCATTGGTAGTCGCTGCGCAGTCGTATGTACTCGCGACTCCTGGCACTGACGACGATAACTGGTTAGCGGGTATCGAGGCTAAACCTATCATCGGCGACATCCTCAGGTTTTTTAAGGCTTTCAGTCCGATACAGAGAAAGAGTGGAGACTCAAAATAAGGCTAAAAACCTCATTGAGTTTTTCTTTCGGTTCGCACTATTTATAAAAGATCGTGTGCCTCGACCGTTTCGCCTTATCTATAACGAGGTTATGTGCTATCTGAGGCGCGAAAGAGTGCGGTATTTAGTTAAAAAGATCAAAAAAAACAGGGTTAAACGTGCTAAAAACATCGATAAAAAGTACCATAATCACACTTATTATGACTATCTCGATCACGCCATACGCGAGGGTAGGAAAAATAAGCGTGGAGGATCAGAAAAACCTTGAAACATTTGTCAAAAACTGTGAGGGCTGTCAGTATGAATTGACGGAGACTCGCGATGCATTGGCTGAATGTGTGTCTACTACTGATTTTACTACTCGCTGGTATCAAGATCCTATTATCATAGCTGGTATTTCGTTTGTCAGTTTCGGTTTAGGTGCGGTATTATCTCATTTAGTATATGGAGATGACAGATGACTTTAGAGCTATCAGATGCGACAGAAAATGCCTCACGCCGAACAGTTAAAAACCCTCAAATAGTTTTAGAAATAGACGGCATTGATACTCGTTTCGGATCGGACCAGATTTTAGAACTGATCCGCATTGGAGATCCCGGTCTGTTGATCGACGGCACATGGGTTGTCGGAGGTTATCGCGAAGTTGAGGACCAGGAGGCATATATCTCCCTCGATGGCACTACTACATCGATAAACCAACAGTTAAGGCCTGATAAGGGTCAGGGTACATCGATCACCTCACTGAAAATATCTCTTTTAGATATAAATAATGAGGTCACAAATCTTATCTCACCTGGACAGGTAGTCGCTGATGTAGCAGGCAGAAAGGCGAGAGTTTATTTAGGATTTAAGGGAGGCACCTCATACCCTGAGGACTATCTCCTGATTTTTAGAGGTATCATCTCAGAGATCAACGCGCCTCCAGGGGTTATCGATTTAGTTATTTCACACCCCGAACAGAAAAAAAGGGTATCTATTTATGAAAGTTTCGAGACTACTCTGGTCGGCGACATCGACGACAGCACTACTACTATTGTTCTGGACTCAGTTAGCAATGTTTTTACTCGCATTACTGGTCCTGACGGGTCTTATGATAGTGCATTTAAAAGCTACATTCGTGTAGAGGATGAGGTAATACTTTTTACTGGCCTATCGGGTAACACGTTAACCGGAGTTATTAGAGGTCAGTTAGGTACTGCAAACGTCGCGCACGACGATGAGGAGGATGTAGCTACAATTTACAGACTTAACGACAACTCAATGACTTTAGCTTTAAAGATTATGTTATCAGGCCTTGATGATTACTATCAGACAGGAGTGGAGGCAACAAACTTCGAGCTAGTGCCTCCGGCGACAGAACCAGCGAACACTATTTATTTTGATAACCTTGATGTATCTGAAAGGTACGGAGTTATCGAGGGAGATTACATAACAACTACCGGTGCGAGTAACGGTGCCAACAACGTCACGCTGAAACAAATCACTGATGTTACTAAAACAGATACAGGATCATACCTAACAATCGACGGCGTTACGTTTACAAAAGAAGTCGACACCGCAGCGACGATCTCATTTAGATCACAATATGATACTCTACCTGATGGATGTCTTATGCATCCCGATGAGGTCGATGTTTTCAGACATGAGGAGTTGAGAGATTTTTTCTTACCTAGTTCTGACCTGGATTTTTTTGTAGCTGACACGATCGACGATGCTAAACAATGGCTTGAGGAGGAGATTTACTTACCTACTGGAGGGTTTTCCGTACCTCGGAAAGCTAAATCATCAGCGGGTTATCACATCGGTCCTATACCAGGATCTAAAACCACGATACTAACAGAAAACAATATCGTTAACCCTGACAAATTGGTTTTAAAAAGATCGATCACTAGAAACTTTTTTAACACTATCATCTACAAGTTTGACTTTGATGTACTTGAAAACAAACCGCGCAGAAATTATGTCAATATAGATAACGATAGTTTTAACCGCATCCCTATAGGGAAAAAAGCTCTGATCATTCCGGCGCATGGTATGCGTGAGGCTGACGGCGCACAGACTTTAGCTGCAACAGTTAGCAACAGAAAATTAGAGCGGTATAAATTCGGTGCAGAGCACATAAACAAAATGCAGGTATTTTTTGGCGATGGGTTTGTGATTGAGGTCGGCGACATCCTAATCTTAGATCCGACAAACCTAAAGATAGCTAACACCGCTGACGGTAACAGAGAGAAAGAGTCAAAACTGTTCGAGGTAGTTAATAAGAGTATGGACTTTAAAACAGGGTCTATCACTATAGACATAGTCGATACTGCTTACACACTCGATGCCAGATATGCGTTGATAGGGTTAGCGAGTGATATCAAGACAGGGATATCAACATCAAGTTTTATCATTAAAGAGACTGGAGATAGTGCATATGGCGAAAACGAGTTTAGAAAATGGGAGGACTTCGAGGACGTGTCCGTCGTGGTTCATTCGCCTGACTCGGTTACTCGCTATGATACTAGCGAAGTCGGCAGTTTCACGTCAAACACGATCACGCTTAAAACGGCGTTGAGTTTCACACCTCAGGCCGATGATATTATGGAGTTTGATGTTTATACTAACGCGATAGAAAATATAAAATTGTTATATGGTTTTATGTCTGACTCCGATTTTGGAGACGGCGGTAAACAATATCTAATGCTATAGGAGTTAACTAATGGCAGATTTAGGTAACACTAGAAATAAGCTAAATGACACGGAAATTTCCGCAAACAAACCTTTGACCGAGGCTCTTTTTTTAAAGCTAGGCGGTCCTATTAACGACTACATTGATTTTGTAACTAACTTCGAGGCTAACGCTGCATTGAAGTCTGCGGCCTTTAGCTCATCAGATACATGGGATGTGCCATCAGATGTTACAAAAGTACTCGCGATAGGTTGGGGAGGCGGAGGTGCAGGCGGCGCAGGAGGTACCGGGGTAGCTCAGAGTGGCGACGGCGGCAGCGGCGCACCGTGGGGAGTCGGCGTTGAAACCGTCACACCTAGCGGATCGGTAACGGTTACGATAGGCGCAGGAGGTACCGGCGGTGCAGGTACTGGCCCTAATGGAGGACCCTCGGCGTTTGGCTCTGTAAATTTTAGAGGCGGTCGAGGTGGATTATTTTGGAGTGGCACATCGTATACTCAGCCTCCCTTTGGCGGAGCGGCTGAGGGCGGCACTATTTCACAGGCTGGCGCAGACTCTTTCGCCTCAACAGGCGGCACATCAGCCGGTAATTGGGGAGGCGGAGGCGGCGCGGGACCAGGCGGCGCAGGAGCTAACGGAGTTGTAACCGGTCAGCCTCCGGCGGCAGGAGCTAACACCGGCGGAGGCGGTGCAGGTGCTACGACCGGAATAGGCCCTTTCAACGGCGGCGACGGCGGATCAGGTAAAATCACAATTTTATACTGGTCTTATCAGGCTTAGATTACATCAAAATCAGTAGGATTATCTTTAAGAGAGTCGGGGTCTGTCGGACCAGATTTGTCTAACCAGTTTGGAGTATCGTTTGATCTCTCGACGATACCTAACAGACGACCTGCGGCGTATGAGTATAAAAGCAAACCGAAACATGTACCTAACGTCACACATAAAATTAGACCAACCGCGTGTAAGACTTCGACTATCATAGTGATATGATACGCGACATGCGCCTAGAAAGTAACCAAAACATAGCGAAAAAACTATCAAATATGCTATAAAAACCCCGCTTTTTTACCGATATATAGGGTAGTTTCGTAGGCATTTCACATTAAAAACCGCTGAGAGGGTTTTGATGTTTATTAATTTCATTTCTTTGTTGGTTCCGATCACCTTGTCCGACCCTCTCAGCGTCCTTTTATATTGACTAACTTTTTACCATCTGTGTTTATTAGTCCTATGGATCACAAAGCATCTACAAAAAAAGCACTCGAAAAATATTACCTAAAACAAATGCCTAAGAAAAAACGTAAACCGAACCAAAAACCAGAACGAGACCTACAAAAAGCAGTGCTAGTATGGTTACGACTAAATAAATTCGACTGTCATCACGTAGAGTCGAAAGCCGTTTATAACCAGAAAGCAGGTCGCTACATGACCGGTCAAACTGTTTCAGGGATGAGTGATATAGTTGGATGCTCTGGAGATGGTGTCTCTGTGTGGGTAGAACTGAAGTCAAAGGGTCGCCGAAAAACCCTGCGTCCTGGTCAACATGAGTTTTTACTGAGAAAGATAGGCTGTCATTGTTTCGCTGTTTGCGTTGACTCGGTCGAGATGTTAGCGACTGTCTGGGATGAGTATCAAAATATTGAAAGTCGTCAGGATCGAGTGCGCTTTCTGAAAAACCACCTGCCAATACCTTATAAGAAAGGTGAGGATGAGTTTGACGATGAGTTTGGGTTTTAGTTTTCATTTTTTTTACTCAAAATGTCAGCTATTACTAACAGTGTCTTTTTTATCCCTAGTATCTCGTTAACAAGTAGTGACACCATTGCTGTTTTTGAGTCCAAACCCGGCTCTCTCATAGCCTGTAAAACTGTTGCAGAGTCTTCTTTTAACATTTCTGCTAATTTTTCAATCTGTGACATTTATCCTCCCTCATCGATCCGTTTCGCCATACAAAAACAAGTGCCTCCGATGATAACCGAGTCAAGCGGGTAACATCTCTGTTTACACTTATCTAAAAACGTGCAGCCAGAGAGAGTTAAAAGTAAAGCTAACGCCAACATCCCTTTCATACTTCTAACCCCTCTAACTGAACGCCTAGTAAACTAGCCTCTATCAAAACTCTGCTTTTATCGTTATGCGTGAGGGCATCCCTGTCCTCATCGGTTAACCCCTCCCACATTTCTAATAACCTGACCTGTTCTGTCGTTCTGCGCTTTTTACCCTCAGCCATGAGTTGCGGGAAAATGTTATTTTTAAAATGCTCATGCTCTAGCTGTTCAAACTCTGTGCGCTCCGGTCTGCCTGACTGGAGTTTATCGTTTATCTCTTTAAACTCTTTTTGGATCGGGTTGTCGAGGTCGTACATCTGCATACTCATCTACTAGCCCTCCGAGCCTTTCGCTGCGCCTTTCGTTTCACTCTGCATTTAGCTTTGTGGTCTTTTGTTTTTGGATGTGATTTTTTACGATCCCTAATTTTCTTACGCTTTTTTGGCATTACTCAACACTCCATACTAAAGCTAAACACACCACAAATACTATAACGTAAATCCAAACCATGACCTAAAACGGTAGGTCCTCGTCAGTATCGAAACTCGGAGTCATGTCAGGTATGTCCTCCTCGCTTACTACATCGTTTAGATAATTGTTAACATAAAGATTGTGATCGTTAACAGTCCTGCCGCTTTTGTTAACCCATGGGTTCGGCTGTATAAAACACTCCGCAACCCTACCTAAAGTCGACCGCAACATCTGCTCGATTTGTTCGGGGTCGTTTATGGTTTTTCTGTCGTGCTTTAGTTTCGACATCATCATTTTGAAAAACTTTCGCGAGTCAGTCCTGTCAAGTCTGGAGTTACACCATACCTTACGGTTTTTGTGTTTACCGTCTACGATAGTCCACTCAACAGTCGCCTTTAACTCATCAGGTAACCATGTCACGTTACTAACTGTAGCGGTGTAAACTCCCTCCTCCATAGGACCAAACTCTTTCTCTGTAGTTTCTTTCTCGAAAACATCGGGGTCATCAGATGCGTAGGTTGTCATCCATTGTTTGTTGCCTTGAGTCTGGTTTTGGTTTGTCATTTTTAGTCTCCTGTTTTGTTTTTGGTTTTATTATTTTTGGCTCTGTTTGTTTTTTAGTTTTTGTTATCTGTCCGTTGAGTGTCTTAACTAGGTTATTATAATCGAGCGGCATCTCTTTAGGCAATATCCCCGACCGATCACCTGCGTTTAGGTTTTCGTTACCCTTTGTGCGCATTATCCTCGCACCTGTCGTGTCTTGAAAGCAGTAAAAAATCATGTCGCACATCCCGTGGATCGCCTTTCTAGCAGTCGATCCGAGGGTAGTGTCAGTGTAGGCTAGAGTCCTTTCGGTGACTCCCTCTTTTACAGTCCTATCTTTTGTGTCAGTGTGCGAGACTAAAACCAAACCGTAACCGTTTTGAGTTAGCCCTCTAACAACTCTCATAAACTCGTTACGGGTCTTATGGTATGCCTTACCGTAGTCAGCCTCAGAGACATGAGTTATACCTAATGACTTACACACGTACTCCTCGCACATCTGCCACGCATTATCAATGATATCGATAATCACAGTGTCAAACTCTCTGGGCTTTTGGAGGATGAGGTTTTTCACTATCACCTGCACATGTTCCCAGCGTGTCGGGGTTACCTGATAAACTTCTAAAAACTTTAGACCCGGTTCTGTCGCGATAAATAACGCTTTCGGAAAGTTAGAACAGAAAGTTGATTTACCTGCTTTAGGTGCTCCGTAAATCAGATAGGTGTAAAGTCCTACGTTAGTCTCTTTTTTAGTCCGTGTTTTTGGTAAGTCCATAGTCATCCTTTTTTACATATTTTTTCTAATTTGTTTAAAAACCTGCTAAATTCTTTTTCGGTAAGTGTAAAATATCCGCCGTGTTCATTTTCGTCTATTACTATAACATTTTCTTTTGTACCGTATTTTTTTATCTTACTGATCCTTATATATTTGTAATCGACACCGTTACTTTTAGGCCTAACAACTATCGTTCTTTTATTAACATTTTTAGGAAACTCCATCAGGTGTCCTTTTGTATATACAATCTCCTGATATACATTTGTATATGCATTTAACCTAGTACTCTATCTGTCTAACCGATAATTTTTACAATTGCAAGTAAATCAGAGAGGCGACCGAAAACTTTGACGTACTAGGTATACATCGGATGGGTCGTTTAGTTTTTTACTTCTAACGATCTTAGGTGTTTAACGATCGCCTCCCTAAATCTGGACCTGTTCGCACCTTTGTAAGGCACAGGTAGTGTTTATTTTTCTCGCGTCAAAAGTCAACTTTTAGCTTGATTTTTTTACTCTGTAATATCTACACTGATTTTGGTCATACCTACTTGAAAGGACATCGACATCCGCACTGCCTGGTAAAAGGGTAGGCGGATGTCACCTTTTATCTGGCATGACTTACGCGGTTAAAAAATCTCTTTATAGGTATGGATGGGTTATGTCAACTAATGAAAATCTACTCGACGACTTCAATGAATTAATGTCTAACGCCTCGGATGAGGATAAGAAAAAATATCTTGAGTTAGCTGAGGACTGCGGCATCGACATCAGCCGGGGTCTTTCCGACGCTGACAAAGCGAAGTATCCTAGCGCCGAGGATGGGTTTTACACTTTCAACTCTCAAGGTCAGTCAATACCTCAACACATTGAGTTTGCGGATTATGTCGTCGATAAGTACAACCTCCTGGCTGAAGAGGCTTTCGCGTACCTTTACAAAGCTGGGTTCTATACCTACATAGGGAAAACGGCTATCGATAACATGATCCTTTCGGTCTCATATGACAAAATCAAGCCCTATCATATGGACTCGTTTCGCAGGGTCTTACTGGCTAAAGCGTTCGGTAGGATGCAGTATCTAAAAGACACAAACGGCATGATAAACCTCAACAATGGCATCCTAGATGTACAAAATAATAGGCTTATCGATCACTCGCCACGGTATTTTTTTAAGTACAAACTCGAGCACGACTACAAACCCGGTGCGAAATGCCCTAAATTTATGAGTTTTCTAAACGACATTTTCGCAGGATCTCAGGAGTTGATCGACCTCACCGCTGAGATTTTTGGTTACTCCCTTATCGGTGGTGAGCAGTGGTTACATAAGGCGTTCGTGCTCTACGGCGACGGGAGAAACGGAAAGTCGACCTATCTCGAGATACTCTCAGCCCTACTCGGTCACCATAATATCACCGCGTGTAGTTTAGCTAACCTACACAAACCTTTCTCAGTCGTCAGCCTCGACGGAAAACTCGCTAACATATTAGACGAGACTCCAAACGATACTATCAACTCGGAGGCATTTAAAACCGCGACATCGTCGGGATTACTTCGAGCCTCCCATAAAGGAAAGGAAGAGTTTGATCTCAGGTGCGACGCTCGTTTTCTATTCGCTGCAAACAATCTGCCGAAATTTAAGGACACGTCTAGAGGGGTTATCGAAAGGCTTTACTTTATACCCTTTGAGGTCTATATCGAGCCGGAAAAAAGAGATCATAAACTCAAGTCTAAAATCGTATCTACCGAGTTAGAGGGCATTTTAAATTTCGCTATTGAGGGTTTGGCTCGACTGTTAGAGCGTGAACAGTTGCCGGACACATACGGACATGAGCGGATCATGCGACTTTACAGAAAGACTTCAGACAGTGTTTTTGAGTTTGTCGATGAGATAGTTGATATCGATACGACACTTGAAAACCATATCGATACCAGGATTATTTTTGACAGATATCGCACATTCTGCGAACTGCAGGGTAACCCGATTGTAAAATATCGAACCTTTGTGCAGCGATTTAAAGCGATTTTAGTACAGCGTTTTGGGACCGATAAGGCCAGAGATATGGAGTCAAAAACGAGAGAGACTAGAGGCTATAAACACGTTATTTTATCGTCAATGCTGCACTAAGTCTGTGGCGTGGTGTTTTAGGTGCGGTAAAAACTCAGATCGAAATTAACCCCTATATTCAGTGAGTCATTTATAGTATGCGTTAAGTATATGATTTTATAGCGGCGTGTGCGACGAGGATGTGCCATGGTTTTTTGAACCACGCCACACTCTAACTTTTTGATTTTACTTATTTATTATTGTTTTGTGACATGGTTACTAAGAAAATAGACTATAAGAGAAATAATAAAAAAGTATAAAAAGGTATATACTACTATAAATGAATAGGGGCGATACCTCGTCACCTCGTCACAGACTGAGTGCGTTAGAGTTTTTTGTTTTCCCTTTCTTTCAAAAGCATTTCGGCTACAGCCTCAAGACTGTGTCTAGCTCTGTTTTTTCTCGCACAGTAGGTGCGCTTTAATTGAATGTCGTCAGGATCATAGCCGGTTAACTCTGCTCGGATGAGAGATACCAGGGCGTTTTCTAAATGCTCGGCTAACTCTTTTTTATTAGACACGCTGTTTCGCTTTCTTTTTTGGCTCGAATGATTTAATTTTCTAAAACTCCTAACCAATCTAGAAACATGATATTCAAACGCTGCATCGATAAGATCCTCAGGACACTCATAGCCGAGCCTCAAACATAATGCCTCTACTTTTTGTCTACTGTTCGGCGGAGCAATCGCGCCGCTTTCTAGTTTTGATAAGTTACCAGAGTCAAACTTGCCTCTCCGGGATGCCTCCCTTAAACCTAAATCGTTATTTTTTCTGATATCTCTGATAATCATACCGAATATATCGTTTTTCATATAACGCACACTATCATAAATCATAGGCGTTTAGCATCTAGATATAGGTCAGTGTGTAATGTTTACACGGTGCGATCATCGCATAACTCGTCGCTGTCGGTTTTTTAGCCCTCGGTGCATACCTCAGGCTGCGATTTACTCTGTGTGATGATCCTATCGGATAATGATAGTAACTCTCTGGCTGTTCGTTTTGTCTGATAGCATCGGCCTTGGTTACACTGTTCAATGTATCGGCCTAATGCGTCGATTAGGATATCAATCTCTTTCGGACTCAGTTTCAAAATCATCTTCTGCATCGATCCGCCTTTTGGTTCGGTGCCATGCTCTGGCCATAGCAGTGAAAACCCTTGATGAGTCTACAAACCGAAACTCGTCAGGCTGCCAAAATACCATGTCGCCTGTAGGGGTCTCGATTAATGCCCGCGCAGTCCTCACATCCCATGCGTGAAAGAGTCCGCGTTTTGGATCTATCTCTGATTTTGTTTCAACTGGTCTTGTAAACCATTTTATAAATACGTCTCGCATTATCATAGTTGATAGTCTTTTACCTGAGACCTGCACGCCGGGCACATGTACTGACGTTTCACATCCTCAGATATAAAAACATTATCACACCTCAAACAGTGTTTGTAACCCTTTTTGATAACTCGCATACCATGGTACTCTCTTATGTTTCTAACAGCTCTGGTATTCGACTTTGAATTGAGGTGATAACATCCCATACTAGTCCTCTAGAAATTGAGTTAACCAGGCGTATGTCTTGATGTCGCCGCAGTTGCCGCATTTTATCTGTTCGTGGTCGGCTGACATTGTTTTACCTAATCCCTCGAAATATTCTGCATCGATACGCTGACCGATAACGATGGTTTTTCTCATCTTATACATCGGTGACTGACATTTTTCGCATGTTAGGATTTTGTTTTTAGGGATGTGACTCATAGTTTATCACACCTTTCAAGTGCTTTACATGGGTCACATTTGTGCATTACTAGTCTTTCATTTTCTCTGTTTTGGTACTCAGCACAGGAGCACTCCAAACCCAATGCCTCAGCTAAAATATTATTTTGTTTTTGTAGCTCAGTACACCTGCATTTGTAACAATAATATTCAGTCATTTTTGTTTTACATTTCGGGCATACCACACTCATCTTAAACCTAACTCCCTCAAAAGTTTACATCCATCGCACTCATACGATCCCTCGTTTGTCTGATCGCATCCGCAGTTATCTTCAAGGCATTTCTGCATAGCATCCCTTTCCTCGGTTAGCTCCTCTATCTGTTGGCAGTAGTCGGAGTGAAACTCAAATAGTTCTATGGTATTAAAATCACATTTACAACGTCCACAATGTGCTCCTGTCATCTCTCACTCCTTTAAGCGTTGGTTAGTCTGCATTCCATTCTTGAATACAATGCATATCATAAGCCATTTTTATATATGAGAATTCTTTCCAATTCATTTTAGCAGTATAAAGAACTGGCTCATTATCTTTATCAAGGCCAATAAATATCATAGGAGTTAACTCTGTATGTTCTATTGATTGTATAAAATGATTTAATTCATCATGTACAACAGACTTTAGTTCAATAACTTTCATCCCTCTACTCCTCGTCGCTTTGCGTGGTTATCTAAATTTAGGCCTAACATAAACAACAAATAAATATGTAAATAAAGCTTTAGGAAAACGCCACCAAAAATGCAGGTGCCCACAATTCGGATAGTTCATATAACTTTTGGATTCAACTAAAAAACCTTTCCAGGCCATCACTTCTCCCCCTCAATCTTTGCGCGTTTTATTTGGTAGTTGGTCGCGGCGTCTTCATATGCTTCCAACCTAATCTCCAAACCCCTGTCCGTATCTTCGCTTGAATATCTAGATAAAAAATAATCAACTTCACCTGCCAAAGCAGTTGCTTTTTCCGCCAGCGCATCCGCTTCGGCTAACAGCTCTTGATATGTGGAGTAGGCAATAAATCTTTTAGTATCTGGCTTTTCTGTATTCCAAGCGTAGAATACTCCGTATTGATCACGGGGTCTGGCCCATATCTCTTTTCGTTCAGACATCGTCACTTCCCTTGTAGGTTTGGTAAGATTTAAGTGCTGGCCTGGCGTACTTGCCAATATCTGTTGTGTACGTTACGCCAGAAATTTTTGTATATACCGACGAATCATTATCGAATGCAGCATAGACCCGGAATGCCTCTGCCATCTCTTCAATAAGC